ATATGTAATGGCATACCATAAGCACCAAGAATAACATCACGATTCATTAACCTTAAATCTCTGAATTGCATATCCTTTTGGTTCACAGTTTTGCCTTGCCATGTAGCACCACCTTCAAGTATTGCCACCTTATGACTTCTTGAAACTCCTTGATGTTGTTCATTCCATTGATATCTCAATCTTTCATATTGCGAATCAGTAAGTGTGCCTTCAAAATTTATGACTCCTGAAGGTTCTGCACTATTTTGGAAGAATGATTTGTTATATTGGCTACTAAATTTTTCAGCATCAATGTCTGACATGATAGAAGCTATTGGTGACTGACCCCTGTATGGATTACTGGGATTAGGAAGTTTTATGTGTATAACTTCTGATTTTTCTAATGGAATTTTATCATGTCCATTAACATAAACATATCCAGCAATATAATCTTTTGAATGTGGTACAACTTTCATTTTATTTGGATTTATTGCCCACATTTCTGCTGGTCTGTTTGCCCTATCTCTTATAACTAACCAAAATGCTTCACCAACCAAGTCAATATATGTTTGTGTCTGTTCCATCATTTCAAGACCAGTGGTATATTCATTAACAAAATCAAATAATTTTAATACTGGATGACTAATAATTTCTTCTTTTTCTTTAGTGCTATCATTTACCTTGTATAATCTCCAGTTAGTTTCTGCAACTGCACTGGCAATTCTTGAAACACAAGCAAAAACCCAACCTACTTGACCATATGAAGATATATAATCATTTGGTGTGACGTTTGATAATGTTCCACCCAGTGTATAATTTTGAAACAATGAATTATCTAATCCTGGTGCTTTTTCTTCTATTTTTAAAAATGGATTCATTTTGTTATACCATGCCATATTTTACTCCTTATAGCTTGTTATTTGTGGTTACTTTACTCGCCTGTAGGAAGCAAGTCAAGCGTTTTTTCAAAGAAATCTAAAACTTCTTGTGAAACTGTGCAGTCATAAAAACGTACAGCAAACGAATTGTCGTCTTCATATTCATTCATAAATCCTGCTTTATCTTCGTACAGTTTGTCTTCTATTTCTATGGCATACTGCTGCCATTGACGAAACTGTTGTTTGTTTAGTTTGTATTTCATGGTTACCCTTCCAATAAACGAATGGGTATTCTACAACCTTTTTTATCTTGACTCAAATTAAAGTCATCTAAATAGTTTTTCATAGCTCTTTGTAGTTTAACCGGGAGCCTATGACTGAAAGTTATGTTAGCTATCTGTTGGTCCTTTACGTCAAAGAAAACAGAAAAAGAATAGTTCTTACGCAACGTAACATTACTAATGTATTTAGCTAAATTTTGATTGGGTCGAGGGCAAGAAGCAATAACCTTATCAGGAACAGGCACGTTCTCTGTAGGGGCGGTCACCACTACTTGCTCTCTTTCTTTTGGGGTAGAGATTTTAATTGAAGAAGGTGGTACTGAGACTTCCGAAGGGGGGAGAGTCGTTACGACACCTTCGGTTTTAGGGGTTGGAGGAGGAGGGGTAGTCTCAGCACCTTGACTTTCTTTTGCAATTCTTTGTGATTGTGTATCAAAAAACATATTGTAAAAAGTCTCTGCAGTTTTTTGTTGTTCGTTTAATTGTCTTCTAAGTTCTTCTATCTCCTGTAAATTATCATCTATCTTCCTTTCAAGATATTCAAAGTCTGTAGTTTTACTTTCTACATATTGAGATAATTTTATTAAATCATTATTTAATTTATTAACTTTTTGAAATTGGCGGTCTTTATATTTTCCATCTTCAATCCCGGTATAGATAAATAAACCTAACACGAGAAAATAAATAATTATCAATGCATAATCTTTTAATTTCATTTCGTACTCCTAATTCTTTTTTTAATTTTTTTTAGCTTCCCTCGCCAATTTAGCTTCCATATCTCTATCGTACCATCAGAAAAATGTACTGTCAATACCCCATTGTTTGCATGAAGAGCAGTAATTCTATCTCTCTCTTGTTGCTCCGCATACATTTTATGGGCATCATACTCAGTCATGCGTCTGGGACTTCAACTCCATACTCTAAGTCTTCGAAGTCTAAGAGCTCTATGACTCGTTGCCTTACCTCGGCAGCAGTCGGATGATACGTGAAGGCTATGGGCTCAATGTGAACCACAAAAGATTCTTCTAAGCCTAACCAATCACTTACGTTTGTAAGTCCAAAACGTCTAAACTCTTTGTCTTCTTTTGTTTCGTCTGTGCCTTCAAAACCTACGAAGTCTCCGTAAAAACCTTGTGGTTTTATAACCCGGATAGGCTCTTGCCCATCATATCTAAAACTCACAGACTTGTTAGATTGAATTGCTTCAATGACATCTAGTGTTACTTGTGAAACGTCTACCATTTTTGCTCCCTATCTAATTTATTTCTTTGTACTCTGAATATCTTTTCACACATTGCTACGTGTCTCTTATGTCTCATATTGCTTGCTGTCACATAGTCTTTGAATTCATCAAAATCAATACTAAGTGATTCAAGTAATTCACAATCAGATAGTTCAACTTCCATATCCCTATCTACATAAAGCTGTGTTAAAGCTTCATAAGTTTTTCTTGTTGCTTTTGTCATTTTATCTCCTTATCTTTATCTAAAAGTTTTTTAATTTTTAATGCTTGGGTTAAGCTCAAGTTGTAGTGCTCTCTCAAGCCATCCAGATTAAACGATTCATCCACTTCACGTTCTAGCTTTCGAGCATCAATTAAAATTTTGTATTCTTCTTTCAAAATATTATTTAGTCGTCTGAATATAACTGTGAGTATCGCGATTCCATTTAAGTCCTAACAATTCTGTCAGTCTCCACTTCAATGTATCTAGATTACGAACATCACTTAACCATATATCTTGACACTCAAATAAGCTACTCAACATACAGTCTAAGTCATTCGTAAGTTTTCTATAGTTCTCTAACTCTTCAGGAGTTATCTCAATAGTTGTTTTATTTTTTAAATGTTTTACTTTCATTTTCCTTGCCCCCTATAAGGCTTGTGGGTTTCTTTCTTACGTTTCGACATAGTAGAAGTACCCACGTTCCTTCTACCTATCGAAGTCTTTTTGCCTCTCTTCCCGGTCTTTGAGGTATGTTCTATTGTTTGTTTTCCTATTCTCATAATGTTAATAATCTTTCTTTCTCAGCTACTGCCATGTACTCTACGTCTTGTGATGAAACTGCTTCCCGGCAATGATTAGATAGAAACTGAATAACTAAAAAGGTTACGTAGGTTTCGTCATGGTAAGGGACCTCTTTATCCCATTTGTCCCATACATAGTCTACGCAGTCTCTTTCTAAGTCTGGTCTTGTTGGTAGTTGCCAACGCTCCGCTACTGCTTCTCTTATAAATTCTTGTAGTTGTTCTTTTGCTTCGTTGCTCATTAGCTTTCCTCCTTAGTTTTTATCATTCTATAAAATTTGTGGGGCTCTTGTCAACTTATATTTCTCCCGGTGAATTATTTTCTGTTTATAACAACTAGAACAATAATATCTTTCGTTCTCCAGAATCGAAGCATGAGTTAAACAATCTTTAGTTTGACACTTTACCATGTGTTAGGTCCAATGTAGATGTTTAGGGTCCAAGAAATAATCTCTAGGTGGTTTATTAAAACCATAGTCTTTGTACCATTCTCTTTTCCTAGTCTCTTTTGGATTGTACGTAGCTGATTCACAGTCTCTTCGCCATGTAACAAAAGCTAACGTCTTAAATTTCTCAACCGGGATTCTAGCTCTATGGTTGTTGGACCTCATCATAACCCATTTACGACCCACTTTAATATCATAGACTCTAAAGCCATACTTCCCTAAAAACAAAGTCCTAAACCAATCAGACATCTGAGGGTTTAATAATCTTTCTTGTCTCTCCGGGGTAATAGTTTCTAATAAATCTTCAATCTGTTTCATTGGTTATCTCCTCTACTTTTTTTAAAACATCATCAATTTCTTCTCTAGTATATAGCCCTATGGGTCTTATGTCTAATTGACTTAATACTTCCCTATAAGAATCAAAGTCACTTGATGCATCAGGTCTATTAATATCTGTATAGATTTTAAAGTCATATAAATCTAAATTAACATGAAACACTTCTACTAAAACATCATGATTAAATAATACTTGTTTTAATGGCATTATGTTTTCTCCTTATAATTATTTTAAAGGACCAATATAATAACCCTTTTAAAAATTGTCAAGTTATTTTATAATAGAGTTTTATAAATCGTTGCAATCCTTATTAGTGTGTTGGTGTGAATGGTTAGTGGTGCTCTAGTCGTCTAGTGCAGTAGTGTTATAAAACACTAGAAAATAAAATTAAAAAAAAGTTCTTGACATCTTGAAAAGTTGCTTTACTTTGTACTAGTCATTAACTAAAACCGGGAGGGAAAAATATGGCAATGTTTAAAAGATTATTAAATGAAGTTCGGGAAGCCGAACAATTTCGGGAGGGTTTTCTATGGTCTATGTATTTAGCAAATGTAGCCGAAAGAAAATTATTCAATCAGGACCCCTACATAAACTATCAAGAATATATTAATAAAAATTATCATTGGCTAGTTAGGGTCTATCAATTAGAAAAGAAAAGGAAGGGAAAAAATGCAAGTTGAAAACATGAAAAGCACGAGAGGGAACACAGTTCCAAATCAATTTATAATTAATCATAAAGGGGAGGAATTCTTTCAAAGTTACCGGGTAATTATTGCGAAGAAGGGCAACGGGAAAACCTTTCTTGATTCTTACTATTGGGATTATTCCATAACTACCGGACGCTATCGCAATCAGTTTTTAAATGAGACTATCAAAGAGACTCGGGCAAAGATTGAAAGCGGGGAATATATTTTAACGGATTTAAACGGGGGTTAAAATATGGCATATAACAAAACTAACGGCACTTATAACAACATAGAAGACATCTCAACAGATAACCTTTTAAAAATGTTACAGGTGTCTAAATATCAATCGAGCGACTATCAAAAAATGATACAAGATGAACTTAAATTTAGAAATGAAGGATTATTTTTTAACAGAATGATAGACGTATTTAAAAAGGGTAACTAATGAAAGTTATAAGAAAAATTAAAATCCAGGGGAATCCATTTTATCTGGGAATCCTAAGAAGGCATGAAAGAAAACAACAACTAAAGGAGTCCGACAATGAAAGATGATTTTAAACCAATACATTTTTATAACCATGAGAGCGGAGAGAGTTTTCAAATAGTAAATAGAAAAGGATTAATAAATTGGATAAATGATTACGACCTTTTTCATAATGCTTTTGATAATTACGAGCAATTAAAAGAAAGATGTTTAAAGGAGTCCGACAATGA